TCATATTGTGATATTTCAAAAGACTTTTCAAGAACCTTTAGATTTCTTATGTTAATTTTCGTATTCTTGAGGAGTCGCTTATAGTTTTCCAAGTTTGTTGTGACAAAACCACCCGTTGGTTGAAATGAAGACTGTTTATTCCGTATTATGTATTGAGGTCCATACACTTTACGAAGTTCATTTTTAAATTCACTTCTACCTGCTCCCATTGAATTGAACAATCTAATTGATTTATCACTGTGATTAATTTTAGCGAGTGCATAATGACCATCACCACTTGAATATGTATGTGCGATGTGAAGATACTGAACACCCTCACGATTCTTTGTAGGTTTATTCATATGTGATGTTTTACGACATTGAAACTTGAAGTCGTAGTTAGTCTCCTTTTTTATATCTCGTCCAATCTTTTCAAAAATACCCCGACTTTGAAGAAGTTGCTTGGCAATCTCAGCGGCATCTTCGATAGCCATGAGGTGTCTCGCCGCAAGACTTGTGTTCATACGACTTTCTATGTAATCATCCGTGTCAATGTCTGACGTTTCACCCTTTACCCTCAAAAGGTTGCCACGGACATCTCTATTCTTGAGAAGTTTAATCGGTGTGAGATTCATATCTTACATATCATTGATATTTTTAAACCAATCGTATGTAAAAGTTTTTATGAATACATTATATTTAAAATTAGTTACCAAACGCGACACCAGCCATGCCATTCTTGATACGGAGGATGTTATAATTGACCGCATACACACGGTGAAGTTGGTTACCACCAGATGGTCTTACAAGGGACAACTTGGCGTTATCAATGCGAGAAAAGTTGAGTGTACCAGTGGGTTGCATTTTGCTCATTGTGAGGCAAAATGGCCACGAGAACGTGGGGAGATCCTCGAGAACGTCATCTGGTAAATCGGTGCAATGCATTTCTGGTACAATGTTGTGGTGGTACACATTTGATGTTTCTTCGAAGAGAGCGACACCGTTAATGTAAAGGGAGGACTTCTCGAATGTGTATTCATCAAACCAATCGTTACCTGTAGCTTTACCCGAGACCAAGTGAAGAGACTTCACTGGGTGATTGAAATAACTGAGATCAAGTTCGGTATCGGTATTTGTCGCTGGTTGATATTGCGTTTGAGTAATGAGAAGTTCATGCTCCTGTTCAGTGAAAAACTTACGCTCGTCGCTATCCAAATAGATGTAGTTTCCGTACACCTTTGGTGGACTCGTTGGTGTGTAACCATCGCGACACTTAATTCTAATTTCAACTTCGTGGTATTGGAGAGCCACGAGTGGAAGAGACTTGGTCCAATCCTCACCAAAGAAGAATGGAATTACATAGTGGTTACCACCGTGGTTAGTCTTCGCAGTATTGGTAGTGACCGCACACGACGCCTTCGCGGTACTGTCGCGCAAAAGTGGGTTGTGTACACCCTGAATGAAAAGAGAATCAAGTTGGGTCACCTTTTGACCCCCAATCCACAAACTAAATTCAGTTGGACTCGCGGCGTTGTTGGAAAACAAACCAGTGACGCTATCACCATTCAACGCAATGTTATCGCTCTCGATCCACACGTAACTTAACAAATCCCCCTTTGAACGAACTGGAATTGTAATTTCGTTGTTGCTCGCAAATGTACCGATGTAGTCCATGCGTTCTGGTTTCATCGCAAAGTTGGTATAACGCTTATAGTTTTGTCGGAAGAAACTGACCTGAGGTTCACCAGTGATATACACATCCTGGGCACCTTTAGATACAAGGTCAATTAAGGCAGCTGACATTTTTACTAATAAAGTATATTAAAATTTTCGCTCGATATTTACACAACACCGACATGGTAGTCTTCCAAGCACTAACTTGGGAAGCAAGGGACGCCGATGACGAACATCTCATTAGTATTTTTGGTAAGACTGAACATGGCAAGTCGGTATGTTTGACAACATCATTCACGCCATACCTTTTTATTAAACTTCCAGCTGGTATAAACGGTCAAAAGATACAACGAATCTATGATATTATAGATCAAAAGTGTCGCGACTCTATTACATCATTCTCGGTTGCAAAATCAAAAGATGTTTGGGGGTTTCAAAACAATGAGGAGTTCCCATTTATGAAACTTAACTTTAAAGATCTTCAAGCTCGGCGCCTTGTCGATTCATTTCTAAGAAAACCCCTGGATAGAACTCCAGATCTTCATGAAATATTTGGGGTACGAAACGTAAAAGTATACGAGTCCAATTTGGATCCAATGCTCCGTCTGATGCACCGCACAGGTATTCAATCTACCGGGTGGTTGGACACCGGTGATGCTTGTATTCGATCACATCTGGCAAATGTAGATATTGATCTCTTCTGTAACAACTGGACAACACTCAAACCCGTGGCGAGGGATGATATTGCGCCATTTGTCGTCGCCTCTGTAGATATTGAATGTAACAGTTCTACGGGTAAGTTTCCAGATGCGGAGGTCGTCGGTGATGCATGCTTTCAAATTGCGATTTCTCTATGTACATTTGGTTCTGATGAACCATATGATAAGACGTGTCTGTGTTACAAACAAACCGACCCCAATCTGGAGGGGTGTACTATCATAAGTTTCAATACTGAACGAGAAATGTTAGAAGCATTTCAGAAATACATTCAAGAGAAAGAGGTTGATATCATTACGGGGTGGAATATATTTGGATTTGATCTTGAGTATATGTACAAAAGAGCTCGCATCACCCGATGTGACCCAGACTTTTATAATTTGGGGAGACTTCGGGATACCGAGTCTGAACTTGTGATTAAGAAGTTATCCTCGAGCGCTCTCGGTGATAATCTTCTCAAGCTTTTACCGATGCCCGGACGTTTCACATTCGATATGTTCCATGAGATTAAGAAGGGCTACAAGTTGGATAGTTATAAATTGGACAATGTTTCCAAATTGTATCTTGGGGACCAAAAGATTGATATGGCACCCAAGGAGATGTTTGCGCGTTACCGCGAAGGTGACCCTGTAAAGTTGAGGGATGTTGCAGAGTATTGTATCAAGGATACCATTCTCCCCCACAAACTTATGAAGAAGTTATGCACCTTGTTGAACTTGATTGAGATGGCTAAAGCCACGTGGGTCCCTGTACCGTTCCTCGTAGAGAGAGGTCAACAAATCAAGGTATTCTCACAACTTACAAAGAAGGCACGGGAATTGGGATTTATGGTTCCCACGATTCGGTACGGCGCACTCCCCGAGGAACCGTATGAGGGTGCGACAGTCCTGGAGGCCCAAAAGGGTGCATACTATACCCCGATTACAGCCCTTGATTTTGAAGCGTTGTACCCATCTATTATGATGGCGCACAATCTATGTTATTCAAGTTATGTGATGGATGAGAAAAAGTATGGTAATATCCCTGGGATTACCTATGAGACATTTACGATTGGTGACCGGACGTACAAGTTTGCCCAAGATGTCCCAAGTCTGCTTCCAAATATTCTTATGGAACTCAAGCAGTTCCGTAAACAAGCTAAGCGGGATATGGCGAACGCGACAGGTTTTATGAAGGAGGTGTACAACGGTAAACAACTGGCGTACAAGATTTCTATGAACTCTGTGTATGGTTTCACTGGTGCGGGTAAGGGTATTCTCCCATGTGTCCCCATTGCCTCCACGACGACGTCAAAGGGTCGCTCAATGATTGAGGAGACAAAGAACTACGTTGAAAAGAACTTCCCTGGGGCCAAGGTAAGGTATGGTGACACGGATTCAGTGATGGTTGAGTTTGACGTGGGTGATCGTAAAGGTGAGGAGGCGATTGAATACAGTTGGAAGGTTGGGGAGCGGGCGGCCGCGGAATGTAGTGCTCTCTTCAAGAAGCCTAATAATCTTGAGTTGGAGAAGGTGTATTGGCCCTACTTTTTGTATTCCAAAAAGCGCTACGCCGCCAAACTGTGGACCCAAGGTAAAGATGGTAAGATGCATATGGATTATATTGACGTGAAGGGTCTCCAAATTGTTCGTCGTGATAATACACCCCATATGCGCGAGGTGTGTAAGGAACTTCTCGATGTAGTGCTCACGTCAAGTGACCCCGGGCCACCCAAGGAGTTGGCTAAGGAGCGCGCCATCGAACTTCTTTCTGGGGATATCCCCAACGACAAGCTTGTATTGAGCCAAGGTCTCTCTGATTCGTACAAAGTTGGGGGTAAAAATGTATCCATCACAAGTTCCGAGGCTGTACATATTAATCAATCACACGTGCAAGTAGTCACGAAGATGCGACAACGTAAGCCTGGTTCTGAGCCACAGTCTGGAGACCGTGTTCCCTATATTCTCACAAAGACTGCAGACCCCAAAGCCAAGGCGTACGAGAAAGCCGAAGACCCCAAATATGTTGAAGAACATAACATCCCGGTGGACTATCATTATTATTTCCTCAACAAGTTTTTGAACCCTGTGTGTGATCTCCTGGATCCACTCTACGAGAATGTGAAGGAGGAGATCTTCGGTGATATCATCAACCAGCACAAACCCCCAAAACCCCAACGAGAACCCGCACTCAGTACGATGAAGAAAGACGAACTCATCGCGGAGTGTACACGTCTCGGTCTTGAGGAGACTGGGACATTGGCGACTCTCCGTACTCGCCTTAAAGATGCGAGAATGAAAAAGAATGAATCCGTTGAAGACCTATTTAAAAATTACGAGCTAGATCATAGTAAGAATGAGTCTCTATGATAAAATTACAAAGCTTGTTGATGAAGAATTGGAACATAGAGTCAATGGTATAATCAACGAATACGCCGAAAAGATATCAAAAAAACATGGCATTTCACTTGAACTTTTATTAAAAGAAATACCGGATACATATTCGAGCTGTACGTGTAAGGGTACAAAACCGAATGGTCAACGGTGTACATTTAGAGGTGTGAACAATGGGTATTGTAAACATCACACCGCACAAGCAAATAGAATTAAACAGCGAAGCTTTTCCAGTTCAAGTATCCATACACATGGCCCAGAACAGATGTTTGTGAGTGGGTGTCCGGGGTGCCAGTCTTCGAACGAGCTTATAGATTTGGGTGGTATATTATAATAATGAGCAAAAACGATATTCTACTAACTTCCATCAACCAATTTTACGATAATGAAAAGAATAGATCTACCCTACTCACCATCCTTGACAAGAAAAGTGGAATCTCACTCCGAAACTTGGAGTGGTTTATCACCAACTACGCAAAAAAGAATCATATATCTTACAAAACAAACGACGGAAAATTATTTACCGTCCACTGTGCATATAAATCAAGTCTAGATGGTTACAGTAAAAAATTATTTGATCCTTTCTGTAGAACGCAGAAGTTTTCATATTTTATACCGGGGTCATCTCATGAAATCCAAACGACGATCGCGCAATTGAATTTCATCAAATGGTGTATACGAAACAATATTATTGAGTATATAAAAGATAATCGTGATACATTATTTAATAAGCAACTGACATAAACCCACGTTCAAATGAGAATGTTTGATATCCGGTATAATACATGTGTAATGTATATGTATCAGTTTGTATATTAACAAGTGATGTATCCAATTTAAGTTCTATATTTGTCTTATCTGACTGTATTTGACTAAAATCCAAACTTCCCGATGGTTCCACATTTACCGGATTCATCGAGAAGCTATATGTATATATATTTCGCGTTGGTCTCGACAATCTTTTGTGAAATGGCATAAGATACTTGTAGTATGTGTGTCCAGTCTTCGTCACGTTTGGCATTTTATTACCATTAATATTGAAGTTTGAATCCGCCATAACTGGGGCAAAGAATGTATACGTCTCGTCAAAGTTCACATTTGAGGAAAAGTTGAAACGATTGTGAATATTATACAATTCATCGTCACCCGGAACTGGACTTCCAGTCGCTATATTTTCATCCTCAAACTTTGTATTTCTTAAAAACCAGTGTATGCATTTAACTGGGATATTTGGGACAAGATTGTTCTTTATCGTATCCTTATTTAGATCGGTGACGATGGATGGGTGCTTTCGGACCAAATCTGTGACCAACACGTGTGGTGTATTTGCCAAGTAATGACGCTCATCTGGACTGACTGTAATCTCCTCTGTGATGACGTTGAATGAAGTAAGTTCTAAACGCGTCGCACTATCAGTAAAGAACGATTGTTTGTGGAACTCAAACACGATTTCGATTTTCTGTTTGTGTATGGCACACAATGGAAAATAGGGACGATTTGGTTTATTTGTTGCGTACTCGTCACTCGCATACTTTCTAGAAAAAAAGAAGTGTACTGGGATGAGTAGTTTAGATTCATACACCGCGAACTGTGGATTTGATGAGGATGCATCATACCCCAAGTTTCTATTGACAAGAAACCGATTTGCAACCTTTTCAGATGTTTCCAGATAAAGCTCGTCATATAGGATACCCCAATCATCATGAATCTTCTCAAGTTCTATGTCGTCAACAAATATAGTCGCACTTTTAATAATAT